GAGAGCACGGCCATCTTAGCATCGACCTGGCCGTCCTTAACGTCAATGAGATGCGTGATGCTGGACGCTTTGCGAATCCATCCCTGTCGCGCAGCTGTGCGGATGTCGTATCTCTCAACGTTAGCAGGTCCAATGTCCTGCCACAAGAGGTCACCACTGCCGTCATTGACGCTGTAGCCGGTTGTATTGGTCCACTGCGGGAACTGAGGTTCAGTGGCGCTCGATGTCCCTGCGATGACGCACTGGTACAGTCTGCCATTCGCTACGGTCGGGATGATGATGTCGCCAACGACGAAGGCTGTGGATGCGGTCCAGACAGTCCAGCGAGCGTGATCGTCCACGAGCTGCTGTAGTGCGGTGCTGTCCAGGAACGGATATTGATCGCTGGCAACCATCCAAGCGAGACGGTCCAGTGCTTGAGTTCGAGTGAGTGGCATGAGCGATTCCTATGAAAAACAAAAAGGGAACGGGAATGGTATCCCGCTCCCCTTGACTGCGAAGGTGCTACAGACTAGGCAGCGGCAGCGCACTGAAGGACGATGATGGAACCAGGAACCTGATCGGCCACTGTTGCGGTGACGTTTCCGACATCGAAGCAGTTGAACGCATATCTCTCAGTCGCCTTGAACGTGAGCGCATCCTCGATGAACTTGACCTGATCAGAGACCTCAACGCTAACACCACGACGATCGCCGAAGGCCACACCCTTGGAGAGATCTCCGAGGACTGCCATTGTACGAGATGCAGCTACACCCGACGGCATGTTCTGAACGAACGAGATCGGGATACCGAACAAGGTTGGTTCAGGACCATAGGCGTTCTGGATGTCCAGGATCGAGTTTCCAGAGAGTGCAATCAACTTGTCTGCGACACCGTTGTAGAACACCTGCTTGTGCATGTACCAGCGTGGTTGCGTGGCATATGGCTGAAGCTTCGCGACCATGCTCTGGAAGTTCGCCAGAGTAAAGCTCGAAAGTGCAGAGTTACTACCAGCAGCACCAACGACCATCGAGGCGATGTTTGCAAAGGTTGCAGACAGTCCCTTGATACGTGGCATGATTCCAGTGATGGAACCATAGGTCGAGGTGCCATCGCCCTGGAATGCAGCTGCATCCTCAGACTGTGCGAGACCGTATGCAAAGTCCTGCGCCAGCATCGCACCAAAGTCAATGACCGTGTCTTCGTTCAGTTCCTTCGACACGATTGTTAGGATGGCGAGTTTCTTCGCCAACAGCTGTACTTGGCTGAAGGTGACGTCACTGGCGGTGATGGCCGTTGCTTCACCAGGATAATAAGTCGTGGTGCTGGTCGATGCATTTGGCACGTTGAGCGTGTCAGATGTCATCGGATAGATGCGGCTGTAGCGACGTGCGATTCCGTACTCGTTGCGAAGCCAGATCAGACTGGACGAAACGATATCAGGGACGGTGTATCCACCGGAACCGTCTGAGCCTTCGGTCTGCGACTTGACACCATGCTCGTTGCACCACTTGGCTGCGGAAGCATTGCCGAGGACCGTACCACGGACCCACTGTCCGAATGCATATGCCTTAAAGTTTGCTTCGTCACGGGTTCCAGGGAATGGATTCCGAGTGCATCCGCCGGACTTCCATGGCTCAGACTTTGGCGCTTCGGATGCGACAGGAGCAGGGACATTCCCGAACTCCTTGAGCATGTCGATGCGCTCAGAGAGAGACTTTGCAGATGCGTGGAGGCGATTGGCTTCGGCCATATCGCCGCCATTGATGAGGACTTCCTTAGCGGCAGCGATTGTAGACTGGCGCTGTCCCTCGAGTTGTTCGATTGTCATTGACTTAACTCCAAGATCATGAGCTCACGGAGGAGTGCGGACTTCGCATCCTCGATGTCGCTCGAGTATTCGACGATGGTGACATCTTCGCTCGACGCTTCATCCCGAAGCTCGGACCAGATGGTTTTTGCGAATCTTATCGACTCGCTACGTGAGAGACGAACTGCATCCCGCAGACGTCGCTCCACTTCTCGGATGGATGTCGGACGCTCGAGCATAGCCTTAAGGCTTTGTGCTTCCGCTGCCGGATCCTTCACTTTGCTATTCAGTTCCTTGGCACGAACTGCGAATGCATCGATGATGGCATCCACATGTCCACTGCCGAGTCCACTGTCATATGCAGCTGTAACACCTGCACAGAGACGCTCGTAGAGCGCCTCAAGTCCTTCATGGACCATTTCTTTGTCAAGGTCGCCGTAGACATTCTCGACGAATGTCGCCACGTCTTCACCAGGTGCGACTGGAATCATCATCTCTTCTTCTTCCATGCCATCCTCCATGTCGCCATACATGTCCTTCAACGACTTGACCATGTTCATTGGTTCAGCAGGTGTCGGTGTCAGCGATGCCTCACCGATCGGCCATCGTGTAATCTCGTAGCGGCCATCAGACATCTTCTTGCGCTCGACCATGTGACCTGTGGCGCCGGACGAATATCCAAGCTTGCCAGACTTCGCGAGGTCGGCAATCATCTTTTGATACTCATCAGCCATCTGGACCTGAGCTTCGTACCATAGACCTTTGTCATCTTTTGTAATGAAACCGAATCCGATTTGCGACTTCCCAATAGTGCGGTCTTGACCATGATGGTAATACAGGTTCATCGGCTCACGTACACCTGTAGTAAACGGTCGACCGAAGTCTGTATTTTTTGTGAAATAATCGCCCTCTAGGTCAGCGCCACCGAAGCGCACCAGGTAACCACGCACAATACCTTTATCGTCCGCTTTGATTGCACTTCCGAAGCTCACCAGTGTCTGCATCATAACTCCTTGACCGGCACGACCACGGCCTGTGGTCCCCACTCATTATTCGGCACCACTTTGCCAAATGCACTGAGAGGTGTGCCTGTCTCCCACAAACGATACCGCGAAGGTCCAAGGACCTGCCGACGCTCCGCCTCACTCAACATCCGGAACTGCTCATCTTTGGTCGGAAGTTCTTCCGGTTCATCGAAACTGCCTGGCGGCAGTCCTGCGAGTTCGGCGTACGTCGGTGTGATCGGGACGACCGTACATCTACAGTTTGGATGCGAAGGTACAACATCTGCAACAGGATTCGGATCTCCGTGCAGTGACCAGCACACAGGGCAGACGTTCACGTCCCCCGCTGAGATGCGGCGCCAGCCACGCACGATACTGAGATTCGCCTCAAAGGTCTGTCGCTGTGCTTCTCTGTTGGCACGAATCATCTCTGTTCGTGCGATGGTAGCAGCTCTCGAAGGTGCGAGAGTTTCGTACGTCCTCGACATTCTTCTTGCGACCTGGAGCGGATTGAGACCTTGCGCGATGCCGATCGTGACATGGTCCAAAGCAAATGGACCGATCGCCTCGAACAGAGCTCCGAGCGGTGAGCCGTCAGCAGCGAAGCCGACCACGTTCGTGATTGCTTCGACAGGGAGCCTGTTCCACATCAGATCAGCCGTGAGACTCACGCTTTGAGGAACACCCGCGACTGCTCGCACGAGATCTTCCTGTATGTCCAGCGACAGCTGTATGGCGCGTCGTTGTCCGCCTGTTGCGATGTCGGTCGCCTGTGGCGCCCATCGTGCGACTTCATCGGCCATCTGCACATTGAGCGCCTCGAGGCGGAGCATGTACTCGGAGAGACCACTGATGTCCTCCCCTGCTGCCTGTGCCTCCTCGATGGCGGCTGTCACCGCTTCGAGGCGCTGAAGGTTGTCAGCCTGGAGAACACCGTACGTCCTGCTCATCTCAGCTAGAGCAGCGTTCTCACGGTATCGGAGCTTGTTCCTGTAGCTCTCGTTGACTTGATAGATATCAGGCATCGGTGTCAGTCAACTCGTAACCATAGTACGGGTGATAACTTTTCCCGTTCTCCTTCGGCGCCATGCGCTTCAGGATCTCTTTGCGCGCAGCTGTGGACCAGCGATATCCAGCATCGCCACCCCATGCGGCCCATGCGACACGACCAGCGGATGGATAGCCATCCTCACCTGGTCGGAATCCTTCCGCTTGTTTGTCTACTTCGTGACGTCGAAAGAATGAGTACATCCTAAGCACAGTCGATTCGCTGAGTTTCTCACCACTGATGATCTGATTCGCCCTGGCCCATGCGACAGCGGTCCCGCCATCACGACCAGCATCACGCCACTCGATGGCGCGCTGTGCTTCTTCCTTCATGTCCTTCGACGGAATGAACTTCAGTCCTGGCTCAGATGCATCGTCGAATGCTTTGGTCTCTTCACGCACTGTGACAGGTAGCAGGCCGAGGTGCTGGATAGAGTTCAGGCCGACAGCCTGGAGTTT